AGCTCGTCCCGGTGAGCCTGATCTGATGCCTTCCATCGTTCACGACTTCAAGTCGATCAACAAGATCCTGAACCGTCAGGAGCAGAAAGCCGAGTTCGAGGCGAAGAACCCCGAGCCCCTCCCGAGCATGTATGCCTGGCCGGCTGGGGTGGCTGTGCCGTATGGCGGATCTTGCGAGAGTGTCACGATCATGGCCGCCGATCTTCCGCCATATACGCCGGTTCAGTTCAACGAGCAGATGCGGAAATTGTATCAGCAGATTGCGGACAATTACGCATTGACGTCCGAGCCAAAGTTCAAAATCTAGGAGATCGCCATGGCAAAGAAGCCCAAGCCCGCAAAGCCTTCCATGCCCATGAAGCCCAGCAAGGGCGGCAAGAAGGGGTGCTGACGCTGGTAACAGCGCAAAAAGCAGCATGTCCGATACAACCGAGCCGAAACGGGTCATAGGACGGCCATTCCAGCCCGGACAGAGCGGGAATCCGAACGGACGGCCTAAGAGCAAGCCCTTCAAAAAGGCGCTCAGTGAGGCTCTAAAGGCCGCTGAAGACGACTCCGAAATTCTACAGGCTGTCGCGCTTGCTCTGGTGGCGAAAGCCAGAGAGGGCGACGTGCCGGCCATCAAGGAAATTGCCGATCGCCTCGACGGCAAGGTGACGCAGCCGATCGGCGGCGATGAGGATTCTGGGCCGATCACCATCACATGGCTCAAATCATGAATGACGTAGAGATCTTGAAAGAGATCGAGCGGCGCATTGCCGAATGGTTCAAAGTCGGCGGGTGGGCTGAAGAAAACGCCGGTCTTTCGACGATCCAGAAGACCATTGAGGACTTGCGGAAGGACGGCAAGTCTCCCGAGTGGTGATGTGCCCGACATCGTAATCCCGTACACGCCTCGGCCTCAGTTCGTAGCCTACCACGACCGCAAAGAGCGTTTCGCCAAGATCGTAGCCCATCGCCGCTTTGGTAAGACGGTCGGCTGCATCAACGAGCTAATCCGGGCGGCATTGACCAATGCCCGGCAGTTTCCGGCGCCGCGTTATAGCTACATCGCTCCGACCTATACGCAGGCCAAGGACGTTGCGTGGAGTTATCTGAAGCACTTCAGCGCCCCGATACCGGGAACCGAGATCAGCGAGTCAGAGCTACGGATCACGTATCCCAATGGCGCTTCTATTCGTCTGTACGGTGCTGACAATTACGACCGTATGCGCGGTCTCTACAATGACGGCGTTACGATCGATGAGCCGGCGCAGATGGACCCCAGGGCTTGGCCCGAGGTCATACGACCGACTCTTTCCGATTACAACGGATGGGGCACGTTTATCGGCACCCCCAAGGGCCGGGATTGGTTCTACAAGATCGACCGCGACGAGAGCGGGGCAGAGCAGCTGGGTTGGTTCAGGGCGGTTCTGAAAGCGTCTGAGACCGGGATTATTCCGCCGGCAGAGCTTGAGAGCCTTCGGTCTGGATTGACGGAAGAACAGTACGCGCAAGAGTTTGAATGCAGCTTCGAGGCTGCGGTCGTCGGGGCGTACTATGGCAAGATCATGTCTCAGGCCGAGGCGGACGGCAGAATTGCCGGCGTGCCTTACGAGCCTTCAGCGCCGGTATACACGGCTTGGGATCTTGGCATTCGAGATTCGACAGCGATTTGGTTCGCTCAGGTCGTTGGCCGTGAAATACGGATTATCGACTATTACGAGTCATCCGGTGCTGACTTGGCGCATTATGTCGGCCAGTTGCGCTCGCGGCCCTATGCTTACGCGAACCATATCGTACCGCATGACTCGCAGGCTAAGGAGCTGGGAACGGGCAAGTCTCGCCTGGAGGTTCTGGAAAGCCTTGGGCTGAGAGACCTGACCGTTGCGCCGATGCATCGGGTTGAGGACGGCATCAACGCTGTTCGCACCATCATCCCGCGTTGCTGGTTCGATGCCAGGAAGTGCGCTCGCGGTATCGATGCACTCAAGCTCTACCGCGCCGAGTTCGACGACAAATTGCAGGCGTTGAAGCCGCGGCCTGTCCATGACTGGACGAGCCACGCGGCGGACGCATTCCGCTACCTTGCCATGACATTGGACACGATGATCCGACCGCAGCCCACCTACGCAGAGCCCGAGGACGACTGGATTGTCTGAGGAGAAGATGGACGACGACAGGCTGAAAGCGCTGTTGTCCCAGGAAATCAGCTCTGCACTGACCTACGACGATACTGAGCTGTCGCAGAAACGATCGAAGGCGCTCGAATACTACCGCGGCGAGATGAGCGATACGCCGGCCATGCCGGGCCGGTCCTCCGTCGTGTCCATGGACGTTGCCGACACGATCGGCTGGATGCTGCCTGGCATTATCCGGGTGTTCACGGCCTCCGATCGCATGGCGATGTACGAGCCTGAGAAGCCCTCGGACGAGGAATTCGCCAAGCAGGCCACGGACTATGTGAACTATGTGTTCATGAAGGAAAACCCTGGCTATCGGATCATGTGGAACGGCACGCATGACTCGTTGCTGCAGGGCAATGGCATCATCAAGCACTGGTGGGACACCAAGAAGGAATTCGAGGTCACCGAGCACTCGGGGCTGACCGAAGAGCAGATCGCGATCCTTCAGCAAGACGGCAACACGGAGATCCTGGCGCAGAAGCAGGGCGAGCCGCAGATTGTCCCGGTGCCAGGTCCAGACGGCCAAGTGATGGCCGTTCAGGTGCCGACCTATGAGTTGAAGCTCAAGCGCGTTGTTCGCCCCGAGGGCCGGCTTCGCGTTGATTGCATCAACCCGGAGGACTTCCTGCTCGACAGGGAGGCAACCTGCATCGAAGACGCGCGGTTCTGCGCCCATCGCCGGGACGTAACCCGCTCCGACCTGATCGAAATGGGCTTCGACCGTGATTTGGTCGAGAGCATCCCGGTCGATCGGTTCTCCTCGATCCTGCAAGAGAAGATTTCGCGGGACGAAAACTCGTCTACGTTTTTCAACAACGTGGGCGACGAGTCCATGCTGTTTGTCGAGTTGTTCGAGTGCTACGTCAAGGCGGACGTGGACGGGGACGGCGTTGCCGAGAACGTGCGGGCCTATTATGCAGGCGCGCAAGGCACTGGCGAGCTTCTGGATTGGGAAGTCTGGGAGGACGACGTGCCGTTCTCCGACATTCCTTGCGAGCCTGTCCCGCATCGTTGGGACGCGCGGTCGGTAGCGGACGATGTGTCGGACATCCAGCGCGTCAAGACCGTCCTGACCCGTCAGATGCTGGACAACCTCTATTGGGTGAACAACCCGATGACGGTTGCGCAGGAAGGCACGGTTGCCAACCCTGACACGCTTCGCAGCCCGAGGTTTGGCGCGACTGTCTGGGTCAACAGCAAGGCCACGATCCCGCCGGCTCCGCTTGCCGTCCCGTTCATTGGCGACAAGGCTTTGCTGGGCCTTCAGCATTTCGACAACGTGCGAGAGATGCGCACGGGTGTGTCCCGGTCCACCATGGCCCTGGACCCCGAGGCGCTGCAAAACCAGACCGCGACCGCGAACCAGAACCAGAAGGACGCGGCGTATTCCCAGATCGAGCTGATCGCGCGCAACCAAGCCGAATTGGGCTGGCGGCGTGTGTTCCGGCAGATCCTCAAACTGATCGTCAAGCATCAGGACCGGCCGCGCACGATCAGGCTCCGCGATACGTGGGTTGAGATGGACCCGCGGTCGTGGAACGCCAACATGGACGCCACGATCAATATCGGCTTGGGCACGGGCTCGCGCGACCGCGATATGGCGATGCTGAGCCAGATTCTGAACGTCCAGATGGCGATGACGGATCGGCTGGCCGGGGCCGGCTTCTCGGCCGAAGCGCTTGAGATGCTGCCGAAGATCAACAACACGGCGATCAAGCTGGCCGAAAGCGCCGGCATCAAGAACCCCGATCAGTTCTATCTCGATATCAAGCCAGAGCTTCTTGAGCAGATGAAGCAGGAGGCGGCCAACCGGCCCGATCCTGAGATGGCGAAAGAGCAGATGAAGCAGCAGACTCAGATGGCTTTGGGTCAGCAAAATGCTGAATTGGCTCGCCAAGCAGATGAGCGCAAGGCGCAAATCGAAGCTGTGCAGATGCAGGCCGATATTCAGGCTCAGGATCGCAAAACACAGGCCGAGATGGCGCAAGCTCAGCAGGATTATGAGTTCAAGAAGGACTTGGCAATCCTTCAATTCAATCTCGACCGCGAGCTTAAGTTGGCCGAAGAGGCCCGCAAGCAGAGCGAGTTCGACCAGAAAATGGCGTTTGAGCGAGAGAAACACCAGCAAGCCATGGAAGCGGGCGTGTTCAAGACCATGCAGGGCCAGCAGGCCCATGAAATGAAGATGGAAGCGGCCAAGGCTGCACCGAGCGGAGAATAGGATAGATGGCGACGCTTTGGATCAAAGAGCACACCAAGAAGCCGCAGATGGCGGGCGGACCTGACATCTGGGCCGAGCCAGCGGCGGTTGAGCAGCACATTGCTATCAGCGGCACGTCGGCGCAGTCGGCGCAGTTCGCGGCGCAGACGCGGTTTATCACCATCACCTCGGACAGCGCGTTCTGCTATCTGGTTGGAGCCGATCCAACGGCGGCAACGACGAACTTTCGTGTTGCGGCCGATGATATAGTGACCTTTAGCGTCATTCCCGCACCGGGCGACGCGCCGTACAAGATCGCCGGCATCACGACGACCTGATCATGTCTGAAGATCGTTCGCGTTACTACAGAATGAAGCTATTTGATCCGACTGGGGCTGAAGTCTCCAAAAAGCTTCTTCGGATCTACCCTGAAGACGAGAACGGCAAGCGCTACGCAGAAATGCAGGGGGCTAAGCTTGGTGTCGAGCTTGGCTTAGATGCCATCGCCCACGCCAATCCGCCTGTTCCGGTAATGCAGGACTTTGATTTGGCCGCATTCCAGAACGAAGCGATGACATGGCAAACGATTGAGAGCGACAAGACGGTCACGGATAACAGAAGGCTTCTCCCATTACGGGAGCTTCTCAGCGTCTTCCGCAAGAAAGTCTCGTAGCGTCTGAATGATCTCATTTGCGACTGGTTCGGTAACGAAAACATCCATCACGGATGACAGGAAGGTCAGTCTTAGAACGCCGAGCGGCGGGTCTCCGGTTCCGCGGGCGTCGTAGCACTTGGCCTCAAACACGATCAGTTCTTTGTAGTCGATTTCATCATCCGTGGTTTTCTTGGACATGGGAGCTTCCGTGGCGCATTGGGCTGGTAAGTTGAAAGCTTACGCCGAATTGGCATCGAGGCGAGTCTTTATCTACGGGTTGGTTGATCCGCGAACTGGAGCCGTGCGTTACGTCGGAAAGGCCAATGACATCAACAAACGATATCAGGGTCACCTAAGAGACGCCAGACGACGACGAACGCCAGTCTACTCTTGGATCAGGAAGTTATCAGAGGCCGGGTTGACCCCCGGCCTTCTTCTTTTGGAATCGTGCAACGGCGCGACTTGGAAGAACGCCGAGCGGCGGTTGATCGCTGAATATCGGACTAAGGGCAAAATGTTGAATGTGGCGGAGGGTGGCGATGAGCCGCACTGCCCGTCGCATGTACGAGCCGAGAATGGTCGGAAAGTCGCCAGGGCTCGCTTCGAGCGGCTTGCGATGATCGATCTCGATGAACTCCGACAAAACTCCGACAAATAGCGACAAACTCCGACAATGAGCAGCCACCTCGCCAAGGAAGCCGCAAGGCTCAAGGCAGATCCAATATTCAACAAGGCGCTGGACGACATCCGCGCCGATGCACTGAATTCACTCGTCACGGCCAACCCTGACGACAAGTCCAACATCATCCGCTTGCAGCAGGTCGCGCAAGTGGCAGACGAAATCCGCAACG